GTGAACAACAACTTGGTGCTGGCATGAGAGGTGAGCTAACTCCGGTTCAGCAACAACAGATCGCTGCATTTCAAGCTCAGCAAAGGCAAGCGTTATCAAATATGGGCCAGCGTTCTGGCACAGCTCAGCAACAGCTAGCCGCTCGCACCACAGAAATGCAACAGCGTGGTGCTCAGGACTTAATTAACCAAGGCTTGAAAAACATTGGCATATCAGATCAATATTTGCAACGCGCTATTCTTGCTGGTTATCAAGCGGATGCTCAAGTTGGTAGTGCATTGGCTGATGCGCTACAGGCTGCTGGTTACATGATTGCTGGCGCACCTTCTGAGACACCAACAAGACCCGTGACTACGCCAGCACAGACTCAAGCTCGCACCGCATTGACACCACCAAGAGGTTAATCATGGCAACCAGCGTTACTAGCCTACGCAATCCGATTGATGACTTAACGTCAAAACTCAATCAAGAGCCAACTAAACCTGTTGGTACGCTTGAGCAAGAGTTTGGAGCTATGGCGCAACGTGGCGCTAGGGCTAGAGAAATAACGCCTGAGATACTTAGCCAGACCCAGCAAGCAGAACGCAATGTCATTGAGCCAATCATGCGTCAGCGTGAATCACGGGCTACAGAATCTAAGCAAATGTTTGAACGCCAAGCGGCAGAAACGGCTGGCATGGAACAGAAGTACGCAGCCATGCGTCCTGAGCCCATTGAGTTTGCACCTAGCAAAGAAACCTCAGAGAACCTACAAAACATTGCTATCTCAATGATGTTGGTTGGCGCTATTGCTGGTGGTGCTAGTAAGCGATCTGGTATTGCCGGACTTAAGGCCATGAAAGGTATGGTTGATGGTTACAGGCAAGGTCGCAAAGACATTTTTGATAAAGAGAAAACGATCTTTGAAAAGGCTTTAGAAACGCAAAAGCAAAAGATTGAAGAGATCAAATCTTTATATGAATCTGAAGCTAGAGCAAGGCTTGCAGGCAACCAAGCCGAAGCTAATGGTTTGAAAGCAATGATTGAGGCTGAGACTGCCAACGGTACGTTGAACATTGCACTTGCACAGCGCAATACAGATCAAGTGTTAAGCCAGCTTCAAGCTGCTTCTCAGGGCTATAGCAAAGGGTTAGAAGGTCTTGCCAATCTTAAAAAGGCTGAAGAAGATAGAAGGGCTAGGGCGGCAGAGCGCGAGATGCGTCTTAGAGATTTCAAAGTCATAGGCCAGGATGAGCAGGGCAATGTTGTTATGGCTAATGATGTAGGCCAGACAAGAACAATGACTGGTGTTAAACCGTCAGGTGGTGGAGCAGGAAGGGTTGGGCAAAACAACTTAATGTTTGCTGGCCGTGTTCATTCAAATATTATTGGTGCTGCAAAAGACTTGGCAGGTGTAGCCTCACTTCCAGGCTCTTCTCAAAGCCCAGTCCTCTCCGGCATGATTAATCGTGACCCAGAAACAGTGACAGGAAGTTTGGTTGCGGCTGCTGGAAGAAAGATGACTGACTTAGATAAAAGAGCTTTTGATCAAGTTGCTAACAGTCTTGATTTGGCGCTTACTAAGATTGAAGGTCAAGGTCTTGCTTCTTCTGCAACTAAATTTAATGTGCAGCAATACTCTGCTCTTAGACCAAGAGCTGGAGATCAAGCCATCAATATGGCAATTTATCTTGCTAAGGTTAGGCAAGAGATTGAGACGGGCGTGCTTTCACATTCAAGAATGGCTGGTGCTACACCAGAACAAAAACAAGACTTGCAAAACATTTTAAAAGATGTTGAAAAAACAATTCCATTTACGCTTGATGACGTTACAGAAGTCTTGCGCAGAGGGCGCATGAGGCTTGATGAAAAAACTCAGAAAACGCTTAACCTCCCATCTGTAACCGATTCGGCAATAAGAGCAGGATCGGAAAACTTAAGAGCTGATATGCCTTCTGTCGCGCCAACAATGCCTCAACAAAGCGCGAAACCAATGCCGAATGAAACAAAATTAAAGGCGTATGCTGATGCAAATTTTCAAGGTGATATTGAGGCTGCAAGATCGTTTTTAAGTTCTCAGGGGTACAAGTAATGGCTACAGAAGATATTAGCGATCTACCAGTTCCCAAAAAAGATGACTTGTCTGATTTGCCTATTCCTAGGCAAAGAAGCCGGTTTCCAGACATAAAGCCTTATGAAACACCGTCAATACCTGAGCGTCTTGGAGCAACCGCTTATGGCGCAGTCACAGGTTTATTAGGCGCTCCTGGTGAATTAGAAAAATTTGGTGCTTATACAGTTCCTGAAATGTTAGGTTTCAGAGAACAAGATGAGCCTAGAGGAAAGTTTATGGGAAGAGAAACAATCTTCCCTACGATTCAAGAAGCTGAAAAAGGGCTTGCAAAACTTGGTATTGAAAAACCAAGAGAAGAGGTTGCAGGCCCAAGAATGCTTGGAGAAATTCTAAGCCCTACACTGATGACAGGGCCGAGATTGGCTAGGTCAATTGTTGGAACTCCAACACCAATAAGAGAGCGTAGTGCGCTTCGACTTGAAGAACTTGGGTTTAGACCTTCTCCGGCGCAAATTCGCAAAGATGATCCAATTCCACAGCGAGGATCGACTTTTAATACGGAACACAACCAAGAGCTTGCAAATCGTCTCGCAAGCAGAGGCACAGGGCAAGAGACAGCAGGAATTGATCGAGAGTTTCTTAGAGATCGATTTCAAGCTATTGGTAGAGAATTTGACAATCTTTACCAAGGTAGGATTTTTAACATTGATCCGCAAGCAGTTGCTGCTATTCGAGCTATTGCTAATGTTCAAAATCAGTTGCCAGGAGTCGCTACAACTTCAGCGGTGCAACAAACAGCAAACAACATCATTAACAATTTCCAGCGCCTTGCAAGAAGACAGGGTGCTCAACCTAATACATTTGGCGTTGAAGGCGAGGCTTTGCAAACGCTTAGAAACGCATTGTCAGAATCTGCTAGAGCAACTAGTAGCCGAGGTGATGCCCATGAAATTTATAATTTGATTGATTTAATCGATGACTCAATTCAACGCAATCACCCGCAAATTGCTGCTGAGTTACAACGCATCAGACCTCAATATCGTAATACCGTCATCCTTGAAGACTTGATGCGCCAAAACGGAATTCGTGGTGGTGATATTAGTTTAGAAAGGCTTGGCAATATGTTGGGAAGACAGCGCGATGCTGTGCGCAGAGGGGCAATGGATATTGATGAACTTGGTAGGCTTGGCCGAGAAACGCAATTTCGAGCCCAGTGGGAAGAGGCTGGTGGTATGGCTCTACCTGCCACTGGAACAAATGTCACCTTAGGTAGGCTTACAGGACTTCCAGGCGATATTTTGTCTGCTGGTTTATTAGGACTACCTAGAAGCCGTATGGCAAGAACCGCTCAGCGTCAGTTGGCAAGGCTTCCATCAGTTGGTCAAAGTTATGCAAGACCAGCATCTCTTCTTGGCGGCGCTATTGCTGGTCAATTTAGAGAACAGGAGGAATAAATGCCACTCAAAAAAGGTAGCAGTCAGAAAACAATCTCCAGCAATATCGGAGAGATAGTGCGAAGTTTCAAAGAAAGTGGCAAGATTGGCACCAGCCGACCTGCCAGTAAACGTGCAGCAGTCAAGCAGGCTGCGGCCATAGCTTATTCAACGGCTCGCAAAACGAAGAGAGGTATGCGATGAACTACGATGCAACGATGAAAGCAGAAGGCAATAAAGAGATGAAGCGTCAAGAGGCGCAAGCCGCTGAAGCTGGTCGCAATGAAGTTGCAGGTTCGCTTGCAGCGCAACGTGCCTTAGGACGTATGCCTGTGCAGAAGATGCCTGAGCGTCAGCCTAAGCGTCGCATGATGCGATGAAGCGTAAGACCTCTGGGATTAACCCAGACCTAGAGTCTGCGATTAGCAAGCTCTTGGCTGAGGTCATGGCTGATCCAGAGGCCACACTCACGGACAAGAGCAAGATCATTGACCGTGCGTTGAAGTTGGAAGCCATCCGATTGAAAGCATCGGATGCTGAATGGGGTAGTGGTTTCTTAGACAGCGATGATGATGATAGTTAAGGTAACATAGAGAACCTTAACTAACCCATGGGGCTGAACATGGATTCAAACTTGCTGTTGAAGGTAGTACGGATTTCTTTGAAGTTGGTGGTGGCTAGGGTTTTGACAATCTTGGCGTTGTCGATGACTTTTGCCTTGGCTTGCTGGACGATGTGGGGGCCGACGTATGAGCGACTCGCTGCATTATTGATCTTTGCCATCACGGTCTTTTTACCATCCTTGATAAAGGAAGCGAAGCATGATGACGATGACGAAAGTAGTGAGCAAGCAGGTGGTACTAAAGCCTAGTCAAGGTACGGCCAAGCAAGTTACACCTAACTTTCAACCTAAGTTCACCAATGGTGCGCCATGCTATGGCACGATGACTGCTGCACAGCAATGGGGTAAAGGCAATGGCAAATAATATTGCTTTCCTCGCCACAGGAAAAACCTATTTACTGGCAGTGACAACTACATCGTCAAATGTGGCTGTGTACGCTGACACGCCTGCAAACCAATTCTCACTTTACAACGATGGCAATCATGAAATCTTTGTGAAGACGGGTGTTAGCAATACAACGACTGCCGTGATTCCGACGAGTGGAACTGGCGAGTACGGGTTTGTAGTGCCTCCAAACAGTAGGATTGTGATTACTAATGGGCAGGCAAATGGTACCAATCCTGTTTACTTTGCTGGCATTTGCGACACGGGTACGCACAATCTTTACATCACACCAGGCGAAGGTATGGCGTAATGGAAATCTCAGTATCTATCATCGTTCAGGCTTTGATTGGTGCTGCTGCCGGTGCGTTTGGTGCTTACGTTGCCATTCGGTCAGACTTGGCTCACTTAAAAGCTAGGGTTGATATGTTGCATGAGGCTGCTAGCATGGCTCATAAGCGTATTGACACCATGCTAAACAAGTGATGTTTGAACTGCTTGGTGGTGGCTTGCTTGGCAGTATCTTTGGTGGTCTGTTCAGACTAGCACCAGAGATACTGAAGTATCTCGACAAGAAGAATGAGCGTCAGCACGAACTCAACATGTTTCAACTACAGACTGACCTTGAGAAGGTGAAGGGTCAGTTTCGCGTCGAGGAAAAGTATGTTGATTACTCTGTTCAGCAACTCGATACGATTAAGGCTGCGTTTGAAGAGCAGGCTCAGACAGCTCACGAAGCAGGTAAGGTGGTGGCTGCTATTTCAGCTTTGGTTCGCCCTGGCATCACCTGGGCATTGTTCTTTATGTATGCAGCAGTCAAAGCGGCTACGTTGGTATTGGCTTTTCAAACAGAAGCGCCTTGGCATGAAGTTATTCTGAAGTGCTGGGATGAAGATGACTTTGCACTCTTCATGATGGTCATCAGTTTCTGGTTCGTTGGCAGAAGCATTGAAAAATACCAGCGTTCATGAGGCGATCAACCTCTCGATCCAGGTTCTTATTAAGCCCTTTGAGGGCTATGCTCGCAGACTTCCCAATGGGGATTGTGTTGCTTATCCTGACCCCGCTACTGGTGGCGACCCTTGGACTATTGGCTATGGTTCTACTGGTAGTGGCATTCGCTCAGGCACTATGTGGTCAAAAGATCAAGCCGAGCAGCGTCTTCAGGAGCATGTCCAATACTTCAGTCAAGGGCTGGTAAGACTCTCACCCAAGCTCTTGCAAGCATCACCTCGAAGGTTTGCAGCGGTGCTCTCATGGGCCTATAACTGTGGTCTAGGCAACTACAGAATCAGTACGTTTAAGAAGCGTGTGGATGCTAACGACTGGCAAGGTGCTGCTGAGCAATGCTTGCTTTGGAAAAAGGCTGCTGGCAGAGTGTTACCTGGGCTGACAAGACGCAGGCAAGCTGAAAGCATGATGATGAGGTAAGCATGGCAAACCCTATTTCTAAGACCACCAGAGGCAAAGGCAGGCACTTCCAGTCTGTTGCAGAGGGTGGTGGCATGACAGAGGCCGGTAGAAAGGCTTATAACAGGGCTACAGGCTCTAATCTGCAAGCGCCTGCACCCAACCCTAAGACACCCAGAGAAAAGGCTAGGAAGAAGAGTTTCTGTGCTCGATCTCGGTCTTGGTCTGGCCCCAGAGGTAAAGCAGCAAGAAGACGTTGGAGGTGTTAATGAAACCAGGTCTATACGCCAACATTCACGCTAAACGTGCTCGCATTGCTAGCGGCAGTGGTGAACGCATGAGGAAGGTGGGAAGTAAAGGTGCTCCCACTGCCAAGGCTTTTAGAGAGTCCGCTAAGACTGCTAAAAGAAAACCCCGTCGCTAGGACGGGGGAAGCTCGTCGGGAAGAGCAAAAGGAGGACAGAATGGCAGTGAGGCTGTCTGCTAACGCCTGCCTCTGGCGTAACCTAACTTGCAGACTAAGCGGAGACAAAGTTCATTCTGCATGAGCGTGATGGCATCGTCAAGCAAGAACACGGCTAAGCTCTTCTTGCCATCACCCCTGCAAACCACGACAGGTATTTTCTTGCCATCGGCTGAAACAATAGCTTGCTCCATCCATTCGTAGAGTGCAATCTTCCTGCGTCGCTTGCATTCGATCATAAACGGCCCTAGATCGATGTCAGAGCCACCATCCCTTGCTTGCCCTAGTACACGGGTTACTTTCGTCCCTAAGCGCTCTGAGAGCGTTTTAGAGACTTCCCTTTCGTAAGAGGCACCGCGATCTTTACCTAGCTTGCTCAATTGTTATTCACCCTTAGAAGGTTGTAAGCGTGATGCCTTACTTCGTCATTGACAGCATAGCCAAGCAAGTCTGGATCACACAGAGAGCGTAAGAACTCATCTCGCTGTGCAAGCAGGCTTTCTAGCCTTGCACAATGGCTTCTAAGCTCGCTATTCAGTTCTCTCAAGGTCTGGATACGTTCTGAATCGGTCACGGCCATGATTGCTCCTTTCAAGCCATATCGTCTTTCAGTGCAGCATCGTAAGCTCTGTCATCAGCGCCTTTGATGATTTCATGTGTAGTGAACTTAAACACACAGGCCACACAGCGTCTACGCCTTGTTACAAAGCTCGTAAAAGGCTTTTTCTTCTGGTGCCTGCGTGTTTCAAGAATGATCGTGTCATTCATCTCACCCTTGTCAGCGCATCGAGGGCAGAGCATTAGAACGGTACGTCATCAGAGAAACCAACCTCTCTTGGAGGCTTGGGCTGGTAGCGGTTAACCCTTAGCGTGAAGAAATCACCATAGGCTGAAGTCTTCTTCCATGATGAGAGTTTGATCTGATCACCAGGCTTGAGTTCCTCATCAACAATGTAAAAGCCTTCAAAGTCTGGCCCTTTCTCATGGCGTTTCTCTTTCACGCCAAATAGAACGCCTTCGCCTGGTTTGTTTTCGTATTTACCTCTGGTCGTACTCATACTCTTTCCTTTATCAAAGTGTAGTTGGCAAATGTCTTGCCGTTATGTGATGTCACCATCTCGGTGTTGATGACATGTCCTGCTTTCCTTAGTTCCTCGACTCTGGCTGCAAGTCTCGTAGTGCCAATCTCGCTATAGGCTTGCAGTTGCGTAAGCGGCCCTCTTTGCAGCCGCTCAAGCACTGCTTGCGTCTGCGTTAGAGGCCCATCTCCAGATCGTCTTCCTCTGCCTCCAGAGTCACTACCTTTTTTGTGACGTAAGCCTCGACCTCATGATCGTGACAGCGCTTTTTGAACTCGATGGCTGCAACCCCGCCAAACGAACCGTAGATTTCTGCGTTGACCCGAAAGAGGCTTGCCAGCTTGGCATTCTTCTCCTCTGTGCTGATCTTGGTATTGCTAGCGATCTTGCCAATCAAGCCAAAGAAGTTGTCATGCCACTGATGTTCATCGGCATGGCTTGAATACATCCTTGAGCCATCACCATCAGGAATCATCACCTTGAACTTACCTTCGACTGCTGGAGCAACCTTTGGAATCGGTGTATCAACAGGCATAGGCATCGGCGCAGTGACAGCGTTAGGAATCGTCTCCACCTCAGTCTCATCGAGCATCCCCAGTCCGCAGTGAGCAAGTACGGTTCGTCTGATTGCTTTGGTTGTAGCCTTCATCAAGGCGTTGGCTTTTCCGATTCGCTCTGCGTCAAGTTCGACTGCCCCATCATTCTCAGTAACTCTTCCATCCTGTCCAGTGACTCGTACAGATACCAGATAGACACCCTCAAATCTCTCTCGGTTAATGATCGATACGGACAGCTTGTGCACTGCACACAGTTGCTGTGTGGCTCCAGCATTTGCGTACAGCATCTTCTTCCCGTTAAGAACCAATAAATGGAACGGCTGTGCGCTAGGATCGAGTCCGACTTGCTGGCATCGGTAGTTGTAATAGGCGACTGCTTGTTCTTGGCTAAGGCCACTCATGTCTCCCTTAAGAACAATGGAATGGATTACGTCTTTATCGAGCGTATGTGTATTAACTAAATCAGTTTTCATTTGAGTAAGAACCTCCGTGAACCTGGTACGTCACGCATAAAGCGTTGGTAAACCTCTGGCATTTCCTTTTGCAGAAGGGAACTGTCGAATCTTGTAGAACCTTTTGCAGAACGCCATGTGGCAAGCACTCGGCCATCAAAAGATTGCAAGGTGCCTGCTTCACCCATACTTCCTTGAATGAACCCTGCTAGCTGATCTTCTGCCTCTTCGAGTTTCTTGATCTGATCTTTAATGGCTTTCAGTTGCTGGCAGGCTTGTTCTACTTGCAGGCTGCTGAATGCAACGCTATCGGTCGATACCTTGAAGAGTTTCTTAGCATCCTCTGCACTCAGTGCTTGAGGCTTAGTCTGCGTTTGAATCTGACCCCATAGCTCTGCTTCGACTTGAATGAGATCGTTCTTCTCTTGCTCAGAGATACGCTGATCGATAAGAACCAGTTCCTGACCGCCAAATAAGACCGCTAGGACGATTCTGTCCACACGGTGAACCAAAGCCTCATGCACACACTGTGCTTTGTCCTCAGGCGGCATTAAACCGTTCTCATCGTACTTATTACGCTTAGCCTGGTTGTAGTTCTTAACCTCCACCAGCGTCTTGCCATCAGCACTAATGAAGTCAAAGTGTGAAGCAATCCAGTTATGCTCAGGATGACGTAACTCATAGTCTGCTTCCTTGAGTTCGATCTGCATCCTGGCACTGGCTTCTCTGCCAATGATGTCTTGCAGTTTGATGCCCCATTGCACTGCTTCAACGTGGCTTATATCTTCCCGTTCAGTCTGCCCTGTCTTCTCAAGCCATACGTCTGCTGAACGCCCTGCTGCGATCTTGCGAGCATCGGTTGCCCAAATGGCAGACCGTCTTGACTCTGTGTCAAAGCTACTCATGTTGTCATCTCCTTTGCCCAACTGCGAGGCCATAAGTAAGCGGCAGTGCGAACACCGCCTGCATCAATGAGAACTTGCTCGGATACTTCCTTACCACCTGGAAGCACGAACACACCTTGCTTCGTGTAGTGAGGCACGATCATGATCTGGTCAATGTAATAAGAGCGACACCATTGGTGCTCTTCCATCTTGCCTCTGTGCAAGAGCAAGCGATCAAGTGCATTAGTCATATACCTACCTCATCAAAGGCTGTAGAAATGTTCTTAGTAACATCCTTACGCTTCATTGAAAGCCAGAGTTGTTTGAACTCTTCGATCTCTGACATGAGCTTTTCAACGTCATCGAAGGCATAAGGTTCGAGCAAAGCACTGCGATAGCACATTGACCTGCTGGCCCAAGCAGCTCTCTCAATGAGTTTTGCCATCGCATCTCTGATTTCTTTTTGTTCCCAGTAATCCAGTTTCATGATTTTCTCCGGTTTAGGTTAGGTACTACAGTGGTAAATATACACTAGGAATATATGTCTATACATCTCTAATCGACCATTCGTCGGAAGTATTTACATGATGGAAGGTTCTGTGTAAGATTCGTTCTGTTGTCGTCGAAGTCAACAAAAACTGAAGGCCACTTACTCATGCTTCTACCCTTGACTAACCATCAAGGGACTTCGACTAGGAGCAGCAGTAAGTGGCTTTTTTGTTGGCTGCATGGATTGCAGACCAAAGTTCGCTGCAAGCAAGTGGGACTCAGAACCCAGCCAATAACGATAACTGGCGCAGCTAGACCGACCACCGCCGTAACTGCGTAAGAGGGCAACGGGGAACTGTTTCAAGCCCAACTGATATGAGTGACCTCGAAAGAGGGATGGCAGACCAGAGACAGGGGTGCGCGACACCGTAACTGCCATAGTCAGTCTATGCGTAAAGGCTGGCCCCATGTGCGATAGCGATTCCCATCGGCATGGATACTCACTAACTCTGTTTAGTTACAGAGTAGGTGAGTATTTGCCCAAAGCTCCTGCTCAAACCCTCGGCATGGTCATATTAAATGGATTATGGAAGCTAAGATTCTCTTCTTCGATGATTAGATTCTTCTTCTTGATAGGCTTCTTCAGGTTCTTATTTGTAACGCAGTATCCATAAGCCCATCCTAGCTTTTTGCAGATAGAAGACTGACGCAGCATCAGTTCTCTTTCGATCACTCCTTGTTCTAACAGTGGCATGAGTGAGTTCGAGATTGACTTGGTTGTTACTCCGAGTTTCCCTGCTAGCTCCTTGAGAGTCACTGGAGAGGTTCTAGTTTGCATGTATTGCAAGCAAGCCTGACCTCGATCAATCTTAGCTTTCGTCCTCAGCTTGTGAATGCTCATCGTTGTACTCATTGCTCACTCCTTGCT